AGACAACTGGGTCCAAGTTATTGATTTTAAACGACTTTTTGACCACCCCTCCCCTATATTTACTTCATAAATGTAGTTGTTAGTTAGCTATGACTATCGGAAGCCCAGCTTCCTCTCCTCCAAAGCCTTAGTTGAGTCATGGCATAGCTTGCACAGGGGCTGATGATTGTTGAGCTGCCAGAACACAGCCATGTCCCCCCTATGGGGCACAATGTGGTCCACCACGGTGGCAGGTGTAATCTTGCCCTCACGTTCACAGTAGACACAGACGGGGGTGCTGCATGAGATACCTCAGGCGGTACTCTCTCCATCTGCCATCATACCCACGGGAGGCAGAGGTAGTCTTGCCTGCTCTCCATGAGGTGCTATTGATGGAATCACCATGTAGCTGTGTGGGTGCAGGAGATAACCTGGGTGGGATGGTAGATAGCCTGCCCTTGCTCATTCAGTCCTCTTCCTCATCAAACTCAAGTAGTTCCACTGACAATGCAACAGGGTACTCACCTGCATCACGTAGAACCTTTCCCACCACATCCTGCATGCCATATGGACCAAGCCAATCCTTAGTGTCTCTGTGCCATTGGACCTGGAGCTGATAGGTGATACAATATTCATCTTTGTCCATGACTACCACTTCCACAGGGTATGCTTGACCACAGTACTTCCTGATGTACTTAGCAAGGTAGTACTCCAATGTATCCTCATCCAAAGACTCTGGGCCATGGATATCTTCGAACTCAATGTCAACCCGGTAATACATGCTTAAGCCTCAATGGGATATGGTTGGAGGGGCACTACCTTGGCACAGGTTGGAATGTGTGGTGTGCCTTCTTTGCCTCCAGATAGGCCCTATGGGCTTCCTCTGGGGTATGGTAGTACCCCAGGTTGATTCGCTTGCCTGCCACACTAATGTATGCCTCCCATCTCTGTGTTCTCTTGTTCCAAGACACACCAGTATAGCCTGAGGTGTTGTTGCTCCGCATTCCACGGTTCTGAGCATTCTCAGCTATGGTGCACTCACGTAGGTTGCAAAGCCTATTGTCATCACGAACACCGTTGATATGGTCCAATTGTCTACTAGGCCACTTACCAGTAGCAAGTACCCATGCCAGCCTGTGTGCCAGGTGCTTTTGTGCACCTGTTTTAATCTGTAGATACCCACTGCTCATCTTGTATGCCTTAACAGGCCCAGCTTCTGGATCAACTACACCATGGAATGTATTACTCACGGAGTCATACACCATCTCCAACCAGTAGAAGTTACCCGTATCAGGATCATATCTGATTTGATTACGTAGCTTACAAATTTCAGCATTATTTGTCATTGTGAATCCTCACTGTGGGAATAATTTTAAATAGATTAATATATATATGCTTGGCAACTACGTTGCAGAGCATAAGAGCACTTGTTCGCCTTTGGCTCACAAGCTAAGAGCTATTAAAGCCAAGAGCACGAAAGCTTATGTAGGTGTAAAACCACACCTACAAGAGCATTCGTCGCTTCGCTCCTCATAGAGCATGCGCTCGAGCTTCGCTCTCGCTTATAGAGCAATAGAAGAAACACTAACAAACCTGAACGGACATCATCTCCGTTAGCTGAATGGTTCGTTCAGTTCCAACTAGTACTCTATCTCCGCCCAATGCTGTAACAGGCTACGGGATGTTTGCTGTAACTTCCCAAGAGATTCATGTGTTTGTGAAGAACTAGCACCATTGTGCATAAGGGTTTTGGCTGCATGATGGGAATTGTAATTCCAATGAGAGGCAGTTATCTACTGTTGCAGCCAGAGGGTGGGCATTTAATCCCACATTCCATCTCCGCAAACCAGCTCCTAGGTGGACCTAGGCAATCCTCCCTGCTGAGCAGGGTCCTTCAGTGTTACTTGTAACAGTTGTACTTCCATACGGACTTCCGTAGAAAAGTATGGTAAGTGGAAAGCAACCCTGCTCATGGCAGAGGCCAGAGTGACATTTTGCTGAGAGTTTTCCTATCTATATGTGTTCTGAAATTGATCCTGTTCTAAATCAATGACTTACAGTGCTGCTTATTGCTAACAGATAGCCAAGCTTGCACAGGCTAGACCACAAGTGCCTCTGATGACCGTATGGATGTGCTGCTGAGTGTATGTGCAGTGAGGCTCAGGTCCTGTGTGAGGCAGAACCTACTGCTACATGCCAACTTCCAAGACACAGACGTTTTTCCTCCTTAGGTGTTCGGAAATTAGATCTCCTGCTAACGTGCAGCTAACGTGCAAATGAGTATCCAATGGACTCCCTTTGGCCTTTACTGCTCAGCTGACTAAGTGGGGAGTAAATGAACGAGTTCAGAAAAATGTTGTTCATTGGTGTTGAACTCCGGGAGGTAGAAGGGTAGGGTTGTAGGCAACCCATGACACCCCAAACCACCCTAATCCCATCTGTGTGCAGCTGTACGACCATCCCAGCCCCACGGTGGCACCACCATAGCACCCTAAGCCCACAATCGCTGCAGAGGGCCATACAGCACCTCTGGCAAGGTGCCACCAGCAACTGCACCCCTGCCCCACAAGAACACTGGTGCACGTTGCCTGAACAAGTTAAGAAAAATGTTGTTTCTCCCTATTGACACATGGCATTGGTTGTCCTATCCTAGCCACACCAACAAAGGATCCTACCCATGGCAACCAAAACACCCGTAATTGCCCCTGTATGGCTCTGTACGGCCATCCCAGCCCCTACCCGGTACTGCCGTAGCGGAAAGGGCGCCAACGGGCCTCCTAGGGCGATACAGGAGCGAGATGCATGCACAGCCCGTAACTGAACTTGTTCACAAATATCCTGAAAAAAGTTGTTGACACCCTCAGGCCACCCCTGTAATCTACACACATCCCCTAACTGAGGCAACAGGCATGGCCAACCCTGAAATTGGAATTGTAATTGTTGCAGCTGTACTTCTGGTTATCCAGGCTGTTGGGGCACTTGTCCCCTTCACTAACCCACAAAAAGAGACTGAACTATGAAGATGTTCAGATGCAAATTCCCTGGCTCTATTGGATCAAGTGAGCTTGATGAGGTTGCTGAGTATTGCTTTGATGATGTTGTTTCGGCCATTGAGCGCCTTGAGGCACTGGGTATAGGAGAGGGTCTAATGGATGATGATGAGTTGACATGGGTCAGAGTCCAATGAGTACACCTAGCATTTATGAACAAGTTAATAAATAAGTTAAGCCATGACACACACAAACCAAACCACTAATCCTTTCATGGTGTACATGGTACGCCGGCCAAAGAAGCTGAAGTAAGTTCGGAAAGTAGTTGCAAAACACGTAGGATAGATGTAGAGTAGTACCCATGAAGCCTGACACCTGAGGGTTAAGGCAGCTACAAAACTCCTGGGCTGGTGCAGGTTATCACCAGAGGCCTAATGGCCGGAACCATGGCTACATACCCCGTCGAATGGATGATGGCGTGCTGAGACAGGCAAGCCTACTGCACTAGTGCAGCCCCTCCTACTACATGGGCACCATGGAGACTTTGTTGGCATTAAGTAGTGGCTTTGCATGAGGCTACTACCCAATACCAGCATACTGGGCATGTTCGTCATGCCCACCACCATAAGATAAAGTAAATGAACACTTACAAAAGTCAAAAATACACTAACCTGCCCGGCTTCGAAAATGTAGGTGCACTACAGTTGAACAATTCTCTTTGGCTGTATGTAAATGATGCTGCCACGGTGGTGCACCGGGATGACTACAGCTGTGATCCCTCATTTTTATATGAGTGCAACAATTGGGCTGCAAAAAACGGAGGGGTTAAAATCGTATGAAGACAGAACTTGTTGACTTTTGGCAGCGAGTTAGCCGACTTTTCAAGGCCCAGCGACTTGCAAATAAGACTGGTTGGATTGTTATGGCTTGGGATATTGATGAGGAAGTAGAGGACTACCATGCATTCCACCGAGGAGAGCGTTTTGGGATGGACCCCGTAACGGGTAGGTTTCCAAACAGGGCATCTGCTGAAAAATATGCGGACTTTCGCAACAGTGAGGAAAACAGAAAGCTGTCTGATGGATTTGGTTTCTACGTTGAGCATGAAACATTGACGAATTATCAACTTAAGGACACTTATTAATGAGCCGTATTAGTTTTCATAAGCAGACCGCATTGTGCGACTGGTTTATGCCCCTGCTCCTTCGGGAGGTTGGTGTTTTATACATCGGTCCTTTCCGAATTAAATACTCGAAAAAAAAATGATGCAGGTTTCTAAGTTGAAGAACGGGATGCATCGTTTGCCATCTTGTCAAATCTGGAAGCTTTATTCATAGAAACCCAGAAGCCTCGATTGAGGAAACAAGACAGGAAAATTGCCTAATGCTGTGCCAACCATTGGAGATTGAGATGAGTGACTTGAATGAAGCAGTAGTCCGGCTAGAGCAAGCATACACTGCAAGCATGGATGAAGAGTACCGATATGACCTGCGCACTGTACTTGATGCACTGAGCATGCAGACCCAGCCTGCTGCTGTGGTGGATTGGCGAATTGACACATCCGCAGGTGGACCAATTTTGGTTTATAAAGATTGCAGTGTGATCGAGGGGGAGGATGCGCGTTATGTGCTGGGTTTGATTGAGCGTGATCAGAGTTCTGTGTGCTGCGGGGCAGATGGTATCCGAAATATTGAAACCCCCAAACCATAATTGAGGAAACAAGAATGTATGAAGTCTCACCCGAGCAACTTGAGAGGCTGGCCCAGGGCCTTCCTGTAGGAGGTAGGCTGCGGGTGGGGCACGATTGTGGAGAAGGCAAGTGCATGGTGGTTAACCGAGAGGCTGACCACCTGTCTTGCTACTGCCACCGATGTGGTGGCACAGGATTCAAGCGTGAGCACGAGAGTATTGAGGCCAAGCTTGCACGAATCCAAGCTGAGCAAACAAGTGAGTGCAGAGTGCGTGCAACTGTCGAGTTGCCAGAGCCACGGGTATACGACACCCAAGAGTGGCCACTTGACGCTAAGGTGTGGTTCTTTAAGTATGGTATCTCACTTCGGATGATGTCGGAGCTTGGTTTGTACTGGTGCCCTGCAATTGGGCGGGTGGTACTGCCAATCATTGAAGGCAACAACCCTGTCTACTGGACAGCCCGGTCTCAAACGAGACAACCTAAATGGCTTACACCAGACGTTCCTAAGAGCGGTTTGGTTGCTAAGTATGGAGTAGGTAAGGGGGATACCATTGCACTGTGTGAGGACCCACTGTCTGCATACAAAGTTGGCATGGTTACAGAGGCATGGAGTTTACTAGGCACCAAGATGCATGAGTCTGTTGTTGTTGCTCTAGTAGGTTCAGGAAAGCGAGTTGCAGTCTGGTTGGACGACGACCAAGGGCGCAGCAACGGAAGTAACCCAGGACAAGATGCGGCGAGAAAGATAGCTCACCGTCTGCGTGCATTTGGACTGGACGTGCGGAATGTAAGATCACCAAAAGATGCAAAGGCCTATGGGCCAGATTACATACAGGAGAAGCTATGTCCCTTGACCTAACGTTGCTGCGACTATGCACCTTGCACAGCAAGTTCGACCAGCTCGTCCCAAACGCCCCACGTGAAGGTCTGGATGAGCTGACGGTGCTGGTGCTGGATGCACTTCGAGCGTACTACCGAGAGTTTCCTGACACCGAGGCACTGCCCTTTGATGTGTTCGATGGCTGGGCGATGGAGTTCCGGTGGAAGACTCAGCCAGACGATAAGAAGTCCCTGCTGAAAGTTCTACTGAAGCAGATGCGTGAGCCGGTGCCACCCGAGGCAGCCCAAGGCATGATTGAGAAGCTGTTGGAGTTAGAGCTTGCCACCACTGCAGTCAGCAAGATTATGCAGTGGAACGGCGGCGCCGAGTTCAGCCTGCGTGATGAGCTGTCCTGCTTGTCTGAGACGATCACCGACCGCATGGATCGCAAGGCTCGCCTGCCTCTGGTGCAAGAGACGCCGGAGGAGCTGATGCAGATGGATGCTGATAACTCGGGGCTGCGTTGGCGTCCAGATTCGGGTCTGGCTAATGCAATGCGCTCGGTGCGGGGTGGGGATTTTGGAATCTTCGCGGCCCGGGTAGATTCCGGTAAAACTTCATGGCTTGCTGATTGCACTAGCTACTGGATACCTCAGATGGATGGCCTATGGCCCGGGGAGGGGCGCACTGGAGTGTGGTTCAATAACGAGGGTATGGGGAAGCGGGTTAAGCAGCGTTGGTATCAATCCCTCCTGCGTGCTACAATCCCGGAGATGGTTGACTGGGCCAAGGACAGCAGCCTGCGTATCCGTATTGAGAATGCGATGGGTGGGGACATAGACCGCATGCGGTTCTACGATATCCACGGGTTAACGTCCGGCGATGTTGAGGCAATCATCAAACAGGTTAAGCCCGGGTTTGTGGTCTTTGACATGATCGACAACATCTCGTTCAACGGCTTGACTAACAACGGGGGGCAGCGGACGGACCAGATGCTTGAGGCCATGTACATAAGCGCCCGAAACTGGTGCGTCAAGTACGACTTCATTGGACTGGCAGCTTCACAGCTGAGCGCTGAGGCAGAAGGAGTCCAGTACCCGCCGCAGTCCGCGTTGAAAGATTCAAAAACAGGAAAAGCAGGCGCTTGTGATTTCATAATTGCAGCAGGCAGGTTGAACGATCCGGCGATGAACAAGTTCCGGTACATCAGCACCCCAAAGAACAAGCTGGCTCTGCCGGGCGGGGTGAGGAATCCCCGACTGGAGGTTATGTTTGATGCAGAGAGGGCTAGGTTCTATACAGGAGGTGCATCTTGATTGGGGCAGTAATCTATGGCCTGCGCTTAGCGTGGGACGAACTCAAGCGGAGGTGCTCATGAGTTACGTGGTCTTTGACTTGGAGACTACTACCAGGTCAGCCTTCAAAAGGAAGGCATCGCCTTTCAATGGGCTGAACAAGATTGTGGCAATTGGCTATAAGCAAAAAGGAGACACCGGCAACACCGGAAAGTACTTTCCGACAGCAAAGAACATGGATGGTGGGTATGATGGGGGTGCCCCCGACGGTTGGCTTCGGGAGTTACTGACTGGGGTGCAGTACGTCATAGGTCATAACGCAAAATTTGATATCCTCCACGCCATCTGCCAAGGCCCACTCAACCGGCAGGCATGGATTGAGTTCATAGACCGAGGGGGCATGGTATGGTGCACGCAGCTTGCTGAGTACCTTCTGCATGGGATGACACAAGAGCACCACATGTGTGCAATGGATGAAGTCGCGCCTCGCTATGGCGGTAATTTGAAAGATGATGCAGTCAAGTCCCTGTGGGCTGCAGGCGTGGACACCTGCGACATCGACAAGACGCTACTGATGGATTACCTGCTAGGCACCAACGACACGGACGATGTGGGAGACATAGGCAACACTGAGAAGATGTTCCTCGGCCAGCTCGCCGCATTTCGTGCACGTAATGGTTTGCGCTCGGCGTTGCTCAACATGGGTGCACTGTGCTTCACCATTGAGGCTGAGTACAACGGAATGCATGTGGACAAGGACTGGGCGATTGCAAAGGCGAAGGAGTTGGAGGGTGAGCTTGCTACAGCAACGGCAGAACTCAATGGCTTCATACCCGAGCTGCCCAAGGGCCTGACCTTCAACTGGAACAGCCGCTTCCACAAGAGTGCACTGATCTTCGGAGGCCCTGTCAAATACACTGCCAAGGTTCCGATCCTGTCAGAGACAGGTGAGCCTACGTTTGTTCAGAAGGAGGAAACACATTACTTGCTGACAGATGGTAGTACTACGGAGGAACCTCCCACTGACAACCGGGAGATATTGGATAGGTACGTGCGGTACGCCAGTGGCAAGAACAAGGGTGAGTACAAGACCAAGAAGGTGAAGGTTGATGACTTGACCAAGCAGAAGTTCCGCAACGAGGACATGCTGTTTGAGTTCCCAGGCTACACCGAGCCGGATGCTGTGTGGGAAAGCAAGAGTGATCCGGGTGTGTACTCAACCGCCGCCGATGTGATTGAGGCGCTGGGCTATCGCAACCTGCCGTTCACCAATGCACTGGCCCGACGCGCAGAAATCCACAAAGACTTGTCCACGTACTACATCACGACGGACGAGAAGACCGGTGAGCAGAAGGGCATGCTCACGCTGGTGGGACCCAATGGTATAATCCACCACCAGCTCAATATGACCAACACGGTGACTGGTCGCCTGTCATCCAATTCGCCGAATCTACAGAATATCAGCAAGGGCGAGATGGATACAGAGACTGGCGAGGAGAAGGGTTCGCAGATCAAGCGTGCCTTCGTGTCCAGGCACAAGGGTGGCAAGATCATCCAGTCGGACTACACCTCCCTTGAAATCTACGTGCAGGCCATCCTCACCGAGTGCCGTCAGCTGACCGAAGACTTGAAGGCGGGCCTTGACATGCATGCTTTACGCGCTGAGCAAGCGTGGGGCAAAGGGGAGGGAAAGGACTACTATTACATCCTTGCAGCATCAAAGGATGACAAGCATCCAGAGCACAAGAAGTGGAAGAATAAGCGAGGCAACGCAAAGGTTTTCTCCTTCCAGCGTTAAGTGGCGCTGGCTAAAGTACGTGAACTCAGGGAACACCCAGACCGGGCAATCCTGAGCCAAGACTCCCGCCTCCCTAACGGAGATAGTTATGGCGGAATATACCTGCAAAGGATGCGGCCCCATTGAGGACAAGACGGGCCGCAACTTACCAAACAACAGGCGGGAGTAAAGGTGCAACGACTATCCCCTAGGGGAGTAGGGCCAAGCGGCCCGAAGCGCGTACCTCTCATGTTGAGAGATGATATAGTCTGATCTGCATGGGAACATGCAGCTGCCGGAAGGCGGGCCGGGAGTAGCAACCCCGGCTGAACATATTGGCTTACGGTGCTGGTGTGGCTAGTATCGCTGCAACCACTGGCATGACGGTGGAGGAAGTTGAGGCGCTGGTGCGTGGTGAGGAAGAGCGTTACCCGGAACTGGGTGTGTACATCGATCGCATGGTGGAGGCCATCAAGTGCAACCGAGTCAGCACCAACCGTTTCGTTCCACACCCGGATGCAGGTCGTCAGGGGGTACCTGCAGGTCTGACCTGCCAGCTGGGCCGGTCGCACTGGACCACACCGGACGGCAAGATGTATTCCTTCAGCGAGTCCCCGTCACCAGTGTTCATCGCCAGCAAGCCTGCAAGCAAGGGTGGCTGCTCACAGTCGTTCTCGCCCACGGAAATCAAGAACTACCCGATGCAGGGCACCGGTGGTGAGTGGGCCAAGGCAGCAATGTACGTCAGCCTGCGTGCCTTCTACCGGAAGTACGTGACCGAACCGAAGGAATGGTTGGGCCGTGCATTGCTCATAAATCAGGTTCACGATGCTGTCTATGTTGATGCACACGGTGACATTGCAACCAAGGCTGCTGCTCTGCTGCACGCCTCAATGCTGGAAGCATCGGTGTATATGGAGTGGTGGTTCAACTGGATGCTGCCACTCGGTGTCCCGTGCGAAACCAAGATGGGGGACAACATGATGATTGAAGAAAATCCTCCTGAGGAGTTCACCCAGCTGTTCCCCAACTATCGTATGCAAATCCGCAAGGACTTCATAGGTAACCACAACCCGTTGTTTAATTAAAGGAGAAACACACATGAGCCTAGATGCACTGTTGAACAAGGTCGCCACCCGGGGCAAGGATCAGTCAGTTGCCAGTGGTGGCAGCTTTGAATACACCCCGCCCGCTGCCGGGGTTACTACCGCACGTATCGTTGGGTACTATGAGCTGGGCAAGCACGAGTTCGAGTTCGAGGGCAAGAAGAAGACGCAGGATGAAGTTGCCATCGTGTTTGAACTTACCGGAAAGCAGCATCTGCACGTTGAGACGGACAACGGTCCGGTCCCGGTGCGCATGACGCTGACGACGGGCCTGTCCACCAACGAGAAGGCACACTACTTCAAAATCTTCAGCCGTCTGCGCAACGAGGAGCGCCACTTTGTGCAGCTGCTAGGTCAGGGTGTGCTGCTGGAAGTGACCCACAAGAAAGGCAAGAAAGACCCAAGCAGGACGTTCGCTGAAATCAGCAAGGACTCCATCCGCAAGCCTATTATGGATGTACCGGAGATGGACGAGAACGGGCAGCCTACTGGGGGCTTCAAGTCCCAGGCCATCCAGGTTCCGAAGCAGATCACGCCACTGGGTGCATTTGTGTGGGACTTTGCAGACGCCGAGATGTGGGACAGCATCTTCATCGAGGGAGAGTACCCAGAGCGCAAGGATGAGAAGACTGGCAAGGTGATCGCTGAGGCACGCAGCAAGAACGTGCGTCAGCTTAAGATTGCATCAGCCCTGAACTTCAAGGGCCTGCCGTGCTACGACTACGCCGCAGCCAAGCTGAGTGGCAGCAGTGCCATCACCAAGGAAGGCGTTGATGCTCTGGATGAAGTGGTCGGCGATGTGGCGAACGCCACTCCAGCTGAGGACAAGCCACCGTTACCGGCGGATGGTAGCGACCCAATGGTGGGCATCGCCTGATGGACCTGAGTGCTCTCATGGCTGCAGCTGGTGAGCGCTCCCCGATGCCGGTGCAAGTGGTACGTCAGCATAACCCTCGCGTGATCGCTCACATTGACGGGGACTACGCTGCGTATTTCTGTGCAGGCAGCAAGAACTGCTCAGTGGGGGATGCACGACGCCACGTGCTCTCCCGCTGTGCACAGCTGAAGCACATCAGTGGGGCGGGTAAGATCATCATGCACCTGACGCATGCTGCATCCACTAAGGGTGATCGCTTCCTTGCTGCTACCACGCAGCCGTATCAGGGTCAGCGCAAGGCAGGCTGCAAGCCTAACAACTGGGCGTTCCTTCGCGAGTGGATGGAGACATATGAGGGCGACGCTTTCACTCCCAAAATCTGGCTGACTCGAGAAGCTGACGACGGTATTGCATATGTCAATGAGGGTGCAGCATTGCACCACAACATCCTGCACGTAGTGCACAGTGCTGACAAGGACATGCGAATGTTCTGCGGCGTGCATGTAGACTGGGACGGCTACAGCATCACAGAGGTTCCGCTTGGTGCTTACGACATCGTGGGCGAGAACGGATTGCAGTACGGTCACAAGTGGTTCCACATGCAGATGCTGATGGGCGATACTGCTGATCACATTCCTGGACTAAAGGGAGTGGGCAAGGTGTCGGCGGAGAAGATACTTCGAGGCACTAAGGACAACCTCGAAGCCGTGCAGCTGGTGAGTGGCAAGTACAGGGAAGTGCTAGGTGCCAACTGGCGAAAAACCTTTGCCGAACAGGCTGTGTTACTATGGATGCGGACAGATCGTGACGCCAGCCTGCTGGACGTGCTGAAGCTTGGTGTGTTCGGGCAGGAGCTGAAGCAAGCGTTCTATGACCTCGCTGAGGACGTGGACGAGAAGCGTGCAATCTTGGGGGCGTACAAAGCATGAAGCAACTCACTGCAACGCAGGTCAAGCTGCTGCGAATCAAGCTAGCAGCAGAGCAAGGGAACCGGTGCTGTCTCTGTCAGGGGCAGTTCGGCCCGAAGGCTCCACTAGACCCTTGCCTGGATCACAATCACCAAACCGGGGCGATACGTGGGGTGTTACACAGAGGATGCAATGCCTTACTTGGTCGTGTTGAGAACAATGCAGGCAGGTATGGTGTGCGTGATGTGCCTGCGTTCTGTTCGGGCATCCCAAACTACCTACGGTCCCACCTCACAAACATCACTGGGTACCTGCATCCCACCTACAGGACGCCGGACGAAAAGCGGATACTCCGCAACAAACGTGCAGCAAAATCCCGTGCTGCCAAAAGGGCATATAATGAAAAAGACTAACCCCCAACACATCACCTCCAACGTTGCAGCCTTCTTAAAGATTGCCCCCACGTCCGGACCCAAGATCCTGCATATTGATATTGAAACCTCTCAGATGGTTGTATACACCTGGGGCCTGAACAAGCAGTTCATTGGGCATGAAGACATTATCCAAGACTGGAATATCCTGTCTTACTGTGCAAAGTGGCAGGATGTTACTGGTGTCATCTATGACGACCTACGTGAGCAGCGTAACCCAACTAAGGACCGCCGGCTTTGCATGGGCCTTGCCAAGTTGCTCACAGCTGCTGATGTTGTGGTCGCCCACAATGGGAAAAAGTTCGACCTGCGTAAGATTCGTGCACGCATGGCCATGAACAAACTAGCCCCTATCCCCGATACCCGCATAGTAGACACTCTGCTTGAGTCCCGTAAGTGCTTTGCACACACGTCTCATAAGCTGGCGTATCTCAGCACACATTTTGGTGAGGATGGCTTACGGAAGCTGGACCACGGTAAGTTTGCAGGTAAGGCGCTTTGGCGGGAGTGTCAGACTGGAAACATGGCTGCCTGGGATGAAATGAAGAAATATAACGTTGTTGATGTGCTGGCTATGGAGTCCATGTACAAGGAATTGCGTGCTTGGTTCCAGGGTGCACAAAATTTAGCGGTGTTCGTTAAGCCCCACGTGGGGCATTCCTGCCCAAACTGCGGCAGCAAGGATGTGCATCGCAAGGGTGAGCGTCACACACAGGTTTCGGTATATCCCCGTTATCGCTGCAACAGCTGCGGTGGTTGGAGCCGTGGGCGAGAGAATTTGCTCAGCCGAGAAGATCGTGCACATATAAAAGTTAACTGAGGAGCAAACATGACAATCACGGCAGGCAAAGTGGTTCAACGAAAAACCGGAGAAGGGTTGGTGGGTGCTAAAGCTACGGTACTGCGGCTCGTGTGCCAGTATGAGGATGGTAGCAAGGATTACTTGGTACAGAGGGAGGACTCAGCAACACCCTCCATATGGAGTGACAAGTACTTCCGTGTGATCGAACCACGCCCGCTTCAGGACGTGGTGCAGAACATCGAGGACATCACAGTCACGGAGGCACGGGGTGGCGGCCTCAAGTTCGATGGTGGCAAGCAGCGCCCAGCACTACTGCATGAGGGGGTCCCTCTGGCACTTGCAGAGGTAGTGAAGACCCTTACGTTTGGTGCAGAGAAGTACGAGGCCCACTCCTGGCAGCATGTCGAGAATGCTGCCGAGAGGTATCAGGATGCAAGCTACCGACATGATGCAGCACGCTGCCGTGGCGAGCTGTTAGACCCGGAGACGGGTATCAGGCACCGTTCACACCATGTGATAAACGAACTTTTCCTTTTGGAGCTAGAGCTTCGTGAAGAGCAATTGCGTAAAACATGGGGTGTACCTAACTGAGGAGCCCCAATGAACTACAAGCCCAACACTCAGCATCTGATCAAGTCCTACAAGGGCATCCTCCATGACAAGAAGGAGGCCAGCCCGTGATCCTCAACCTCCGTGTGAATGGTGGCAAGCTGGGCAGCATCAGGGCCTACCAGGTCTTAGTTGATGGTGAGTGCTACTCTGTGTCATACACAGCGGAGCAAAGCATGCATCCGGAGCACACTGACAAGACAGCCTTCCTCGACCTGATGGGAACAATCTACGACAAGTTAATAAAGGAGTGATGATGCTCTCGCAAGTGGAACTTGAATTACAGGCGTACTCTTTCGGAAAGGAGCGCATGGAGAAGGCTATCGCCCGCAACGAGGAGAAGGGCGTTGCAGACAACAACCCCTACGCCCAAGCAGTGTATCGCCGGTTCGTGCTTCCACTTGCAGACGCCCTCAAGGCAGAACAGCAGGCAGACCGGGGTAAGGGCAGGAAGCCTGCTCATCTAAAGCTGCTTGAGGCAGTGGACCCAGAGCCATCAGCATTCGTTGCAGTACGGGCCGCTCTGGTGCACCTAATGGGCAACCCAGCAGATAATGCACTGATCCTGCTCTCCCGTGTTGGTTCTGCTGTATACCATGAATTGTTGTTGCGTGACTTTGATACACTGGACCCCAAGCTATTCCATTCGCTTGCCAATGGCGCAGGACGCAACATGTATGCAGGAGAGCGCTATAGGCTGGAGGTGTTCAAGGCGGAGGGTGCACGCAGGGGTGTGGTACTTCCAGAGTGGGAAATGGCGGATATTGAGCGTGTGGGGGCATGGTTTTCAGATCAGCTTGCAACCCTGGGCATGCTGTCAATATCTACACACCAGTTAGCCAGTAAGCACAGTACGATGGAAGCCACTTTGTCAGAGGAGGTCACAGAGCTAATTGATGGTATCCGTGACGAGGTGGTGGAAAACGCAGCGTACTTTCTGCCCTGCGTGGAGAAGCCCAAGGACTGGGAGAGCTACGATGAAGGTGGCTGGCACACGGATCAAATGCGTAGGCTAATGCCTTACGCCATCAAGACACATGCAGGTGTGAGGCACTTGTTAGGGGGTGCAGACTTGTCAAAAGAGCTAGCCTGTCTCAACACCTTGCAGGCTACCCGATGGCGCATAAATCGGCGCATTCTTTCAGTGATGAGCCGCCTGGGAGGTAAGATCAATCTAGGTGAGGTGCTTGCCCAGGGAGAAGAGCCACGCCCAGATAGGCCTGCGTGGTTGCTGGAAAAGATGGAAGAGTCTCAGATGGACGAGGACCAGTTGCAGGAGTTTCGGACGTGGAAGAGACTAATGGCACTATGGCATGCACGGAAGAAGAAGCGGGTGACAAAGTGGGGCAGATACAGGCAAGCCATGGACGTAGCCACCCGATTCGCGGATTACGAAAACCTGTACTTTGTTTATTTTTGCGACTTCCGAGGCCGCAAGTATGCAATGACCACTGGAGTGTCTCCACAAGGGAGTGACCTACAAAAGGCACTGCTAGAGTTTGCCGAGGGCAAGCCCCTGCACACTAAGGGAGCAAAGGACTGGTTTTGCATCACTGGGGCAAATCGCTATGGTTATGACAAGGTTGACTTGGGTAGCCGGATAGAGTGGGTGCATACACACCACGAATTTATCTTGTCTGCTGCAAGAGACCCAGCCAATAGTGAGTGGTGGCTACAGGCTAGCAAGCCCCTGCAATTCCTTGCTTGGTGCATGGAGTACCGGGACTGGCAGGAGCAGGGTGAGTCTTTTGAGTCCCATTTAAGTGCAGGTATGGATGGCAGCTGCAACGGCCTACAGAATTTCTCAGCCATGCTCCGTGATGAGGTCGGTGGGGAGGCCACTAATCTGGTGCCCCTGCCCCAGCCACAGGATATCTATGGCAGGGTGGGGAAGGTTACAGAGCAATTGCTACTGCAAGTTCCAGCTGATCCTGAGGGTTACAGAGACAGGTGGTTGGCACATGGCGTGAACCGAAGTGTGGTTAAGCGGTCCGTAATGACCCTTCCGTACGGCAGCACTCGCTTTAGCTGTGCTGACTTCATCCTGAAGGACTACCTGAACGAGGGGCTTGTACCTGAGTTCAATACAACTGAGTACGCCAAGGCAGCCCAGTACCTGAGCAAGTTCGTGTGGAAGGCAATCGGTGATGTAGTGGTGAAGGCACGGGAGGCAATGGACTGGCTGCAAGTGTCTGCATCTGAGTTGATCAAATCAGGGGAGTCTCACATATTCTGGACGACACCTACAGGATTCCCCGTGATGCAAGTGTACTGGGAGGAGCAGGCAAGGCAGATCGAAACGAAGCTTTGTGGGCGAACGAAGTTGTGGGTTTGGAACGCAGTGGACAGGCCGGACAAGTGTAGGCATAAGAATGGCATCAGCCCAAACTTCGTGCATAGCTTGGATGCCTCTCACCTGACCGCCGTGACTAATGCCTGCACAGCCCTGGGGATCACCGATTTGCACATGGTGCATGACGACTTCGGGACGCACTGTGCTGATGCCCCCGCACTTTACTCTGTGATACGGGAGGAGTTCGTGCATATGTACACCAGCCACAACCCAATGCAGGAGTTTCAGCAGCGATACCCACATTGCACCGGGCCGTTACCATCTCCTGGCACACTGGATATACAAGATGTGATGGAGTCGCCATTTTTCTTCTCGTAGGCTGTAGACAACCTGACTTCCTTGGTGTATTCTGTGGACACTTAAACAAGGGCAACTTAATGAGCACCGTCGATAAACCATCACAGCAGCACCTCGCCGATACAATTGATCTACAAGGCTACTCCACTGACCACAAGGACAAAATGTACATGAACGACATTGAGAAGAAAGCACGGGCCTTGTTGGCGCAAGCCCACCGGGAGGATACCCCCAAAAGCCAAAAAGCAAAATGTTTGGAAAGTGGGACGATCCATCCCGCAGACGTACCTGCTATTCGTGCCATTATCGCTGCGCTGTTGGAGTCAGAGGGTTGCAAAAGCAGTTGACACCTTGAATTTTCCACTGTAGGCTGTGCACCGCAACCAAAGGCCAATTCCTATGAAATATGAACGTTTGCAAGATTCCACCCAAGTGGCATCAGACACTGGCTACCTTGGCACAGCATTAGCCACGGGTGCCCAAGTTGCAGCAATGGCCACTGGTGAACGGGGCCTAGCATCAGCCACCAGTGACCGGGGCGTGGCATTGGCCACTGGTGCCAGAGGTACAGCGGCAGCTGCTGGATACCTCGGTGTGGCATCAGCCACTGGCTACCTTGGCTCAGCATCTGCCACGGGTGACCAGGGTGTGGCTATGTCCTGTGGATACAAAGGCAAAGCAAGGGCATCTTCTGGAAATGCACTTTTTCTGGTGGAACGCAATGACAATCACAAAGTAGTTGCAGTGTGGGCAGGCATTGCTGGTCTTGATGGGATCAAGGCAAACGTTTTTTATCGTCTTGTTGATGGTGTGCCAACTGAGGTGGCCCTATGAAATATGAACTTTTGCAAAATGACACCCAAGTGTTTGCTGACTCCACGCTTTATCGTATCCGTGCCCTTGTTGCTATTGGAAATCTTGTAAACGTAGGGGACTTGGGCGGGTACATTGAGAAAGAGAGCAACCTGTCCCAAGGGCCTGACAATGCTTGGGTTATGGATGAGGCACAGGTATGGGGCAATGCAAAGGTATTGGGCAATGCACAGATCTGTGGCGATGCTTGGGTCTGGGACGAGGCTCAGGTATTGGGCAATGCACGGGTATTTGACTATGCCAGGGTAGCTGGCAATGCACGGGTATCAGGCAATGCACGGCTCTGGGATGAGGTGCGGGTATTGGGCAATGCAAGGGTCAAGGGTAATGCTCTGGTCTGGGGCTCAGCAAAGGTCTTGGGCTATGCAGTGGTAGGGGGCAATGCTCAGGTAGCAGGCAATGCATGGGTATCAGGCAATATGAGGGTACCCGGTAATACAAAGGTATTTGGTGATGCAGCTCTTACCTTGTCAACGACAACCTTGCGGGAGGTGAGCAAATGAGCATGCTGACACCATGCCAGCGGTACAGGATTGTTGCACAGGCACCTGACCCCAAACCAAATATGGTCCTACCTTATCCCTACTGGTTGAGAGCCAGGGAGGTAGTCCGAGAGTTGTTCACACGACAGGGGCTGCTGGTCCCTGAGAGGGAAGGGCCTAAGCGGGTCCCTGACAAATGGTAACCAAAAAGCCCCACCTGCCTCTCGGAGAAATCCGGGAAGTGGGTGGGGCTAATTTGCGTTCAGGGTTTGTGCAGTTTGGGTGAAGTACAGTAGACAAATGGAGACTAATCTAAACCAAAGCGGGATTTATGCCGTCACCTCCCCCAGTGGGAAGAGGTATATTGGGAGTGCTGTTAATATCGGGAAGAGGTGGTCTAAACACAGGAGTGTCCTTGCCAAGGGCAAGCACCACTGTGTTCCTCTACAGAGGGCACACAACAAGTATGGGGAGGCTCTGGTGTACACTGTGCTGATCCTCTGCTCTAAGGAAGAGCTAATCACACAGGAGCAGCTTCATATGGACATGCAGCCCGAGGGTAGCCTATATAACTCTTCACCCACGGCAGGCAGCTCACTAGGCATACGGCACTCTGATGAGACAAGGGCCAGGATGGCAGCTGCCTCTAAGGGGAGGACGCACTCTGATGAGGCAAAGGCCAAGATGTCTGTGGGTAGGCTAGGAAGGGCACTAAGAACCAACAGATCAGGGTTTGTTGGTGTCTCTTGGCACAAGAGGGTCCAGAAATGGGGGGCAAATAGGCACCTCTGTGGCAAGACCATATATCTCGGCTACTACCCCACAGCCGCCCTAGCAGGCCAAGCCCGGCAGAACTTTGACTGCATCCTCCGCTTCTACGACACCAGCTGGTCAGACCTCTAAGGAAAAAAGCCCACCTCAGATTTTCTCTGGGGCGGGCTAATTTGTTGTGTCCACTTACTTTTCCGATCCGTACTTCACCTTGCAGCCCATGCCCTTAGACTTGCAGTAGCTGTCATACCAAGCACGAATTGCAGCCTTATCCGCATTGCATTCTCTTACGTCATACTCCCTGGCCACAGCCAGCTTCACAAGGTCCGCCTGGGTGGGCTTACCGCCCTTCGGCAGGTACGTCACTTTGCAAGGGCTCAGGAATCTCGCGGGTGGCGCCTGAACTGTTGCGCAGCTGGTCAGCCACATCGTCAGGCAGCTCAACGCTAGCCCAATCAGGGTTTGCTTCAATCGCTTTGGTAACTCGGACATTTTTAATCTCCCGGTCTCTGTAATAAATCCTCATCTCCTGTGCGTGTACATCCGCTGCACCTAGGTCAGCAGAGGCAACGTGGAGTTCTTCTTTTGTAACATCCGCTCTATGACGGGCCATCCATACTTGTACAGCCAAGACCACTACAGTTATAAGTAGCAGCCCACCAATGGCTAACTCGACCTTACGGGCGAATGAAATTACTGGGAGTAACATAGTGGCCTCCTTGTAGGCACATAGCGCGCTCTTCATACCGTCGCGTGGCAAGCCCTTGCAGCTTGATCTTGTTTGCGTAAACCCACCTGGGGAACTGGTCACAGGCTTCCTTGCGGCGGCCCTGATTGAGCAGCCGTAGCATAGTGCTACTACGCCAGTTGCCAGAGCCGACATTGTACACGAAGGATGCATACGCATCTAGCTCTCCCTGCTGGATAGGCACCTTCACAGTGCTAAACACCACGTCCTGTGCCTTGCGTAGGTCTTGCGCCAACCACTTGTCACACTGATCCTGCTTCACAACCATACCGGGCTTAACCTCTGGCCCAGTATGCCCGTAGCAGATGGTCCACGGTGCACCGCCCGTAGCAGGGTCTGGGTATGCAGCATACCGTTTCCCCTCATGGTCAGCCACTGCAATCACCCCTGCGGCAGACAGTGCAAGGCCACCCAGGGCGATGATGCCCCTGGCCCAGGGGGTCTTCTCACTTTCATTCTTTGTAGGCATCACTTACCCTCCCTGTCTCTGTTTCTTGAGCTTGTATATAAATTCCTGTACCCTTAGGGCAAGGGTCACAACCGCCACGAGCACTGCCAGCGTTGTGATGATGGCACTGCCATAGGAGGAGACGAAGTTTAGGTACGCGGACCCCATCCCTAGCCCACCTACCACGGTTAAATCAGATACGTCGCGATTTGTCATCTTCGGCACCCCTGTGTGCCTTAATAAATACGTTCATAAAATTGTTGTTGACAGCACAGAGGCGTGCCGCTATTGTTTACCTACACCAACGGGAGATGCTGCCATGTTCGACAAAGAAACCTACTGCATTCTTGGCCTATCCGCAGCCCTGTGGTCCACTATTGCCGGATGCGCGTGGTACAGCAGCCAGAGGGGCGAGGATGTCCCGCAAACAGCTGCTGAGGCTTACCAGGAAGCTGTGGACGAGTCCCTGCGATACAACCACCAGCACTATAGCTGCTTGGAGGCTGCGTTGAGCTCAGAGGACACCACAGAGTGCTTATTGGAGGCCGGGCAGATGTACCCAGCGGGGTACAGGCTGCATGTCCAGCAACAGAAAGTGGAAAGTGGGAGCTACATCCCATCCCAAGGTATCCCGGCCCCTTGACAGGGGCCCGAGTAGTGCTATACTACGCCCACTGAATCAACAACCCACTGGAGACATGACATGTTAGCTACTGCCACCCTAATCCTGATGACACTCACCAGCAACCCCGGCGAGAGCATGGACCAGTTTGTGACTCGCGTTGCTCCTCAGGCAGCAGCCTACACTAAAGAGCACAATGTAGAGGTGTGTGGGGCAATTGGCCAAGACGGGGACACTCTTACCCTGGTTTTGACCACTAACTCAGATGCATGGGAGTGCAAGGTTTCCAAGGTAAAGGGCAAGTTCACCGGATTCATCTTCCATACGCACACAAGCAAGGGAAATGAGGGCTGGGCTAATGCAGACCTCTCCTTACCGGGCTACCTTGCTACTCCCCGCAAGCTGCTGTGGCAAAACCAAAACAAGATGCGAAAGCTTGCAGATTATTAATAGTAGCTTACGTCCAGCAAAAGTGCATTGCCTACACCCGTACTACCGCCTTGGGGCGCAGGCACAGCCTGCGCTTTTATTTGTGCGTTTCTGTAATACTGGACGCCTGCCCAACCCATGCCGTTGGCAGTTGAGTATGTGCCCGTTGCTGAAGAACTGATGACGAAAGTAGCATTACCTTGTGCATCAGCACCACCCAGCTGGTTGAAGCTAAGTGAGCCTGCTGGGGACGCCTGCATTGTGGCGTAAGTCTTTGCAGCAAAGTTATTAGCTGTCCCCGAAGACGATGCATTACCCGTGGCAACAAGGGCAACAACTTTCATCCACTTCATGCTGCTATCAAAAATAAGTTCTCCGCTTGTATCTCTTACTTGCAGACCGCCGGAACCCTCAGCGATAAATCGAGGCCAATCGAAAATGTAGTACTGGATTGACGAATTACGATTTTCGATGTTTGCACTGAGCCTAAAATCACCGTTTGGCCCATACGAACGGCTTACTGCAAAATTGCTTTTCCAAGCTATAACGCTTGTTCCTCCTGATCGGGGGATATCCACATAACACGTACCTTGATCCGTACCAGACAATGCAATAGTGGCTGTTGAAACCAGTGACATGTTTCGGTATGTTGAGTCTATTTGTAAAATATTACTGCTGTTATAGACAACTAATCCTGCCGGCATATCAGTAAACCCCGTATATCAAAAGGCTTGGCACACCCGCGGTCCAGCTGATGTTATTTCCGTTTATAGTAACTGCCGGACGCCACTTTGTGACAACGGCACCCCCCTGATAAAAATATCCTTCTGATTGACCCGGCTGAAGAACTACCATAAACCAAGGGTCGCCATAGCTCATACCACTATCTGTGATGGCACCTGCATTATTTCCAGTTAGCACCGAGCCAACCACTCTACCCATTCGATCAGTCACATCGAGGGTTAGCTGACCCTTTGCATCAAAGCACTGTAGCCCAGCCGCCATATCACTCCTCCTTTAGTCTAGTATCCAGGGTGGCAACTCTCTCCTGCAAAGCCAGGAGCAGCTTGTGCTCCTCTTGTAGAGCACCCCACAACATGGAAGTGATAGACAGCAAGTCAACACCCTGGGCACGAATCTTGTTATCCGGACCATAGACCTCATCCTTAACGCCAACGGCAAGTACGGGGTCGATCTCCTGCATCTCGTGCGCAATGAAGCTTCTGTGAAGCTCGCCGCCATCATACCAAATCACATCTGGCTTGTACCTCCACTCACACGGCCGGCCAAGCATAACCTTGTCCAGGTCACCTCCCTGGATGTACCTTACGTCTTCCTTAATGCGGTAGTCACTGTTCTGGTAAGCAATACTACCCAGGTCCGTTGTGTCCACGAAGGCATTCAGCTTACCGTTGGACCAATTGAAGTTGAACAGGTTGCTTCCGGGAAGGCCTGAAGTTCCATTTCGGGTGACGTAGCCGGCACCCGCCTGGATACTACCCGATGTGGTAACAGGGCCATTAATGACTACTCCACCATTAATCGTGCCACCTGACTTATCAAACTTCGTGGTGAGGGTGTTATTGATAGTTGTGATGTCACTGCCTAGTGCAACACGACCTAGATTGGTTGTATTAACCCACGCACTAAGCTGAGAATTTGCCCAAGAGAAATTGAACAGGTCCGCACCGGGGGAGGCAGACGTGGCCGAACCCGCCTTGGTTTTATAACCTGTTGCTGAAGAGACAGGGCCACCAGCCGTGACATCCCCTGTAGTGGATAGAACCCCAGAAACGGAAAGGTTTCCACCTACGGTGCCACCTGTCTTTGGCAATGCAGCATTAGCAACAGCAGAAACGGAGGTGATATTAGTTTGCAGTGTGCTGTCTGCATTCTGCCGTGCAGTGGCCTCAGCTGCCAGCTGCTGGGAGGTTGCTGAACCAGAAACACTTGTGCCCAGTGCATTAATCTGTGACTGTGCATCGGCGAAATTATTATTCACCTTGGTGAAGGCCGTACGGGCGGGATCGCCCAGCTTTCCGTTGGGCTGGGTTGTGTCTAGGTCAATTTGTTGGAATGCCATTTTTTTCCTTTAGTTGCCCCAGCCTGTTAGGGCCGGGGCTGTTTGTTTACCAGACACCAAGTCGGACTCGGAGAGTCCCTGCATTGTCATAGACCCTTATGTTTCCTTGGCTGTACTCAAGGCGCTGACCACCTGCAGGTGATACAATCTGGAACTTGTCCGCAAGAACTGTAAGATCAACCACGGAGCCATTATTACCAATCTTGACACCGCCGATGTAGCCGTTGGAATTAAGTGCCAGGAAAGCTTGCGAGTTTATAGAGTTGATAGTACTGCCCTGGGCGTTGACCGTAGCTGTGAGCTCAAATACTGTGCTAGCAGATGCCTTACCATCCACACTCACCTGAACTTGGGTGAGGGCATTGGAGTTAGCTGTGGTCTTGCCATCAATGGTGGATACCGTGGTTTGCAGCGCCTGCACAGAGCTGGCACTGGCCTTACCTGCTAGCTCCGCCTGCGCCGTAGCGATGTTTTGCGAGTTAGCTGTTATGTTGGATTCGTTCTGTGTCACGCGGGCGGTCAGCAGATTTACAGCAGATGTGCTGGCCTTTGTGGCTAGGCTTGCTGACACTTGCTGGTATAGCTGAGCTTGTGCATCTATATCCGTACTGATGCTTTCTAGCTGATCTGTGACACTCGACGAAAAGTCGCCAAAATCCGCCTGCACTGTATCCACCCGGCGAGACAGGGCGAGGTCCGCCTCAGCAACAACCGTGTAAACCGTCTTAGTGCCAGCGTAGACATCCGTTTCTCCTGCCGTCCAATCCGTTTCACCAGCACTCTCACCATCTAACTGAGCCTCCAGTGAGAACACAGACTCAGCCATACTGGTAACTTCACCATCAAGGTCTTCCAACTTTACAGTCAGGCTTTCCAGGGCGGCAGCAGATGCCTTGCCATCCAATGATACCTGTAGTCCATCTACACGTGTGCTGATTGCTGAGTCCGCCGTTACACGGGCCGTACGCTCCTGGTAGACAAGGCCACTTGTCAGGCCCTGCAACTCATTACCTGAGTACTGCCCACGAAGCTGCACAGCCAGGGTGTTGCGCTGTTGTGCTTCAGTGGCAGCTGCCGTAACTACCGCCCGGCGAACTTCCTCCACCAGGGCCACGGAAGCACCAGGAGTAGGCCTACCAATGGCTACCCAATCATACAAGTAGTAAGTGGATGCAGTAACCGTATTGGTTAGCTTCAGCCTGATTTGGTCCACCTGGGTTCCTGTCCACGGGATATCAGACAGGTCCACCGTACCAACGCCCGCAGGGTCCCACGATGGCTCTGCAAGGGCCACCGAGGACCAAGTGCCACCAGCACTACGCCACCCTAGTTCGCCAGCCCACACGGGTCTACCAGAGCGCTTCACACGCATCTTAACGAATCGGTAAGCATCCCCATTCAGACCAATGCCTGTTGGAGATGTGGCATACACTTCACCTGGGTTCAGGAAGCCCCCTGAAGAAGTCCCGTTCCACCCTTCTGCACTCTCGTCGAAGTACCAGGTCTTGAATCCATCGAACTGCATACCAGTACCTGCGCTGATCTGCGAGATTTGGTATGCCAGGGATTCATCCCCTGATTGACGAAGCTGGTTAGCAGTCTCAATGCCTGCCTCCCGCTCTAGGCGCTCGTTTAGAAGGGCAGCGGTTTGATCCGCGATGGATTTATTGAGGCTGTCCGTTACCTCCTGTACAGCCTCGTTGCGTGCTTCTGTCTCCTCACCTATTTGGGCAACAACCACACGAATTGCATCAGCACGTGCACGAGTCTCTGCCTCATCCCGCTGGAAAGACTCCACAATCGCTTTCGATATGTCACTAGTCATCTCCTCATAGAGTTCGCCGAGATTCTTTCCTAGTGTACGTGTCAGAACCAGCTTATTGTCAGACAGCTTCCCCGATGTATTTACAGACCTGAGGGCAAACGTCCAAGTTCCCGACTTTGGCACGGAGCTTTCAAACGGGGCAGCATGGTAGCCTGCCTGTGTGTCATCCCCCTCTGCACCAATGGGGAGCATATTTTCCCAAACCGGCGCAGGCACAGTTCCCTCCATGTAGCGAATTTCCACGCCTGCATAGTCTGCACTGCGGATTGTGTCTGCACCAAACCCCCACACGTAACGACGGAGACCTCCAGACACTTGCTGCACATCGAAGAAGTCAGCAAGCACAGGAGGAGCATCTGCACCAATAGTTGCATAGATCAGGCTGGATGCAACACCGGCAACACCCTCTGGGCTAAACGGCCGTACTGTGATGGTGTACACGCCAGCAGCAGGGATTCTCCAAGTTGCGGTACGGGTGTCCGTAGTAGCAACCTTTACCATCTCTGCTGAGGCATTAGACATCAATACATCGGTGTGGTCGTATGGGCCTGTGATGTCAAACGTGGCGGTTAGCTCTGTGTAGACAGTATCACCTTGAACAACCTGATTCTCACTAATCGCCAAATTGCTGGAGATTGGCCGCGTGGATAGACTAGAGCCACCCGGTGCCGGGATGTACTGACCCGTCTTGACGTAGTTCCAGAATTCCTGGCTCTCGGGCACAACGGAAACGGTTGCCCCGGCAAGGTCATTATCTGGCTCGACGGAAACAACACGGACGGCGTAACCCGGTGACGTCTTGAAGTCATAGCAGAACTTAGTGTCCCAAGCGGGATTATCCGGGCCCTCGCCCGGAAATGCTGCATCAATCGGCCATGCCCCACTTAGGCGGACCACGGTAGTTGGCTCAGTGAATGCCCGCACTTGCAGCACACGGTAAGTCATCTCACCTGGGATACGAACACCGATGTATGCATTGCCCGTTGCAGGTGGAGGCACCTCCGTATCTAGCTGGAGAGTGACAACACCCGACACCCTAGCTGCACTTAGGATGCTGCCACTAAACCCCCACTGTGTGAGGTCATGTGACAGGGATAGGACAGACATACGGCGGTAAGACAGATGCTCCAAGTCTGTAGCAAAGCTAATGTCCTTACCCTGATACAGGTTTTGCCCTAGGTGATACCGAGCAATCTCTGCAGCCCTTGCCTCATCCGTTACACCCTCTGCGGTTATTTGCACGGGGTTTAGGATTGTGGTTGTGCCCGGTGCAGCCACACGTAGCGTCTTGGTTTCCCATACAGTGCGGTCAAAGTACGCCAGCTCAATCCCATCCGCAGTGTTGCTGAGGCTGTAGTCTACTTGGAAGGAGGCATCCCGGATAGTCCCCATGCCAACAACGGCGGAGATGGGCTGCTCTGCACCCGCCCATGCTACGGAAATCTTGCCGGAGCTGTTTGTGTACTGCCCGAAACCTGCTGCAGCAATTGAACTTAGTACCTCATCGTGATTACGTGCGTCACGTAAATAATAGTCATACGTGTAGCTGTTGGCCGAGCAGTGCAGCATGAAGGCTTGGAAAGCTGGGATGTCAATAAATAGATCACTTAACCCCATGCCACCAATAAGCTTGCCATCCTCATCAAAGTATCCCCGAATGTATGCAAGCATCTGCGCACCGGGGTTGCTTAGACCAGTTTCACGAGTGTTGGCCAACTTCCAGTTGGTACCATCCCACATCTGCACAGGGCGGGCGTGGGCCACCATCTTAATCTCGTCGGGCGTACCGGAGAGCTCACCTGTGGCCTTAAGCCTGAGGGCTACACGGGCAATGCCCTTATAGCTAGCCAAATCCGCCTGGATGCTGGTAAGGGTTGAAAACGTGAAGTTTACAAATGCACCCTTGCCTTCCACCTCTGCAAGCCCTAAGCGGGATACCTGCACCTCATACTGCCCCTCGGGCACATCCCCACTAATGCTCATGCGGTGTGTGCGCATATCACTATTAGTGACAGTCTGGGTTCCAAGGGTCTGATAGGCACCACCGCCCACAGGCCGATAGCGCACCACTACACCTTCCGTATTGTTTTTGTCCTTGCCCTTTGTGGTCTTGTCACCAAGGGTGTATTCGATATCTGCCTGAATCCGTACGGTATTAGGCGAAGTAGTACGGACGACTGCGGTTAGGTTTTTGTCCTCATCTTGCAGGCTGCCACCCGGCTGAGAATCAACGTTGCTAAACAACGGGATTTTGTCCTGCTGCATGCCAGACATCCCCGAATACCACACGTGGGCGTCCGAGTAATTTGACAGGGGGTTGTCCCCGTTTGTGATCCCTTCGACCCTGTCAATGTTGATACCCGGCGTCAGGGTAAGAGCAAGATACTGGTTGTCGCCTTCAAATTGGCTGTATGGGGTGCTGAGCAGGTCTGGGGTAATCTTCAGGGAACCAAACAATAGTGGGAACGGCTGATACTGCCGTGGCTGGTTGCGTGCACCGCTGAGGCCATACACCCCACCAGTGTCTGAGCTACCGGTCTTTGGGGCCTTGGGTGCCAGGACCTTATTGATAATGACCGCGCCTGCAACATACACTGCACCTGCTGCAGTTGCGCCATAAGCACCCGCTACGTAGCCACCTGCACCTGCAATGCCGAACGTGACGAACGATAACGCAAGGAGTGCCACCAATGCCCATGTGCTGGAGTTTTCTACTGTGCTGCGTGCCTCAATGATCTGACCGTCTTTTGGGAAAACCTTGGTCCAGAGCTCCACCGGGACTTCCCTGCCACCAATTGACACTACCCACCCACCGTCAAGAGCCGTGGGCGCATTTGATGCCAGGAAGCCATACAGCGATTGACCAGGGAGCAATTCCCCGGTCTTGAATTCTTGCCCATCCAGCGTCAGCGGGTGGGGAGTTACAACAAGTGAGTTTGCCATCTGGTTCCCTTAAAAATGATTAAGGGGCCAGAAGGCCCCGTTATGAATGGTCGTAATAGTGGAGGATGCGGTCGAAGTTCTGGCGGGCTTGGTTGGCAAGTTCGGCGGTGGGGTAGCTGCCTAGGTGAACCAGCTTCCTGCTAATTCTGATCTGGGCCAGCCAGTTTCCGCTGCTCTTTTGTAGGCTGATGCCAACATAGCCAGAGGTGTTGCGGGACTGTTTTTTGCCCATGAGGCGACGACGGCTGTCCTCCCCAATCTTACGCTTTGTCTCCTCAGATAGTTTCTTACCCATCTGTGCGATTTGCATTTTCCGCCTACTTTCTTCAGAGCGCACCATTCCCAACTGGCTACCTGCCGTTGGTGACGAGTTGTAGAGGGTGGCAATTCCTGCAAGGTCAATATGGTACTGTTCCTCCCGGATAAGCTCATCCTTGTGGCACAGAACAACCACAGACCAGCCAAGGTTACCAGCATACTTGTGGTAGGCCCTCTGAAGGGCCTTGCAGTGGTGGTTTCCCCTCTTAAGGCTGTAGCGGTGCTCCTTCCACCTCTTCCTGATGTTAACCGCACTACCCACATACCTCTTCCCGGATGGGCTTGTGATGGAGTAAATCCCACTTTGGTTCAGATTGATGTTGTCCATGGTGGGAGTGTATCACTCATAAGATGGCCTGTCAAGCAGCTTGTAATATCCCTCCACCCACACACAGGAATCCCCCAGGTCGGATACCCGCTGAAACACAGAATACCCAACTGCCTCTGTGCAGTGCAGCACCCAGGCAGCATGGTCTCGCCAGAAGTAAACCCCAGTATGGGTTGCACGGGTCTTACCAAGTTGTGCCATCAGAACCAAATCCCCATCCTTGGGGCTATCTGTCCTTTCCGCGTACTGCGCAGAGATACGCTGTAGGTGCCTCTGGCCGCCAGAGTTGATCCGGGGACGGGCAGCAGGCAAATTCACCTCCCGCCCAAACATCTCCCGCTGAATCAGGATAGCAAAATCAGCACAATCGAAACTATCTCGGTTGTAGGACAGGCCCACATACTTGTTGATGTCCATTAGAATAGGCCGGGTGCAGTGAATTCATTGTAGCGCAAGCGACATGCCTGCTGGCGCATAAGCTGGTCCATTGAGGCGGTAGCTGTGGCTGAGGTGGCATTCACACTGACCCTGACAATAGGCATCGGGATAGTCCTAAAGATACTCTCCGGATCTTCCCTGTCCGTCAGCTTAATCACCGCCTGTACCATCTCACCTGCTGGCAGGCGCTCTAGCTCCTCGGTGATGTTGCGTCCGACATTGTCCATTTCTATATCAACAGAACCCGCCTGCCCACTTGCATCAGTTGGCAACTTAATCCTAAAGGGCATTGCAATGTAGTCCAGCCCGCCTATAGTCCAGCCAATGCCATCATTGACTAGCCTAAGCGTATCCGGAAAACTTGGGGCGGAAATCTCTAACAATTGCAGCACACCTGCCGTGTCGGTGGTGCGCTGACGGTTATGCATGAAAGCCATTAGGAAGTCCTCATGTACTCAACAGTCATCTCGCGGACGACACTTGCAAAGCCCGGCTGCACCATAGTGATGCTGCCAATCTTGCCCTCTAACAAACGGCAAGTTATTTGCTGCTTGGTGCGGGGATGTTGCATTGTGAAGAAACCGATACGTTTAATCTCATCATAGTACCACGAGTCAAAGGCAAGCACATTGGCTCGCCCTTGAATCAATACCCGGATGGTGAGCTTTACAGTGGCAAATGTATTCTTGATCCGCTGCTTCGCAAAACCTCGTTCCATCTGTGTGCGCTCAATGGACGCGTCAAGCTCCTCGGAATAGCCCTCTGCAAGCACCTTACAATAACTGGGCAAACTAGCCATTACTTTCTGTCCTCTACGTTAAGTCTGGACTTGATGGCCAACATGACAGGGGACCGGCCTGCACTCATGTTGCCTGCGATGTACTTCTCCACCTGTGCCAAGAACACCTTGATATCAAGGCTGCCATCCTGGCCCACACTGGCCTCAGCAGTTGCATTACCCTCTCCGCCAATCACTGTGACGTTTACATTGGGGCTGGACGGCATTACAGACCCGGACAAGCCACCAACTACACCACCTGCGGCGTATCCTTGTGCACCCTTGCGCATAGCCTCCACAGTGGCAACCCCACCCGCCCGAGCAATGTCTGACTGACTCCACACCACCTCACCCCTATGGACAACACCTGCTGGCTGGTTAACTGCCCCGTGCCCAGTGTACCCACCAGAGGCAAAGCCGGGACCTGCAAGAAAGCCTCCTGTTGCTGCTGAAGCGCCTGCTCCCCCAGACAGCCCCCCAAGGAGACTCCCTACTATACCACTAACTGCCTGCTTGGCTGCAATGCGTGCAAGGTCACTGATAATGCTATTTGCCAAGTCCTTAAACGAGGTCTTGCCCGTGGTGGCTAGATTTACAAATGCATCCTCTAGTCCTGTCAGGGCACCGCCTAGGGCAGATTGAATCTGCCCTGCAACATTGGCAGACTCCGTTGCATAGTTCGCCAAGCCTGCAGTTACGCCATTCAGTGCATCTGCCTGCTCAGCATCCAGGGCACGGTAGCCTTCTCGGATCACCTCTATCTGCTTACGTGCATTATCCTCCACTGCAGATCGGTTGGAACCTGCATCCTCTGCACTTAGCTGGCCTGACTGCTCTTGCAGTGCAATCTCCCTCAGGCGCTTGGCTTTCTCGCGGAGGACATCATTCAGTTTGGACTCAAGCTCATACTGCCTGTCGCCCATACCAACACGTGAAGCAGCTGTTGCAAAGTCCTGCTGCATGGCCTGTGTGGTCTGCTCTAGGGCCTCCCGGTAAGCACGCAGGGAATCAGCACGCTTCTTTGCTGCTGCCTCCTCCTCACGGGTTATACTAGCCAGCTTGGCTTCCCCCTGTGCTTGCAGGGCCTGTGCCTGCTCCTGGAGAGAGGCAATCTGCACAGCAATTGCCCCAGACTTCTGGCGGGCACCCGTTTGTTTGGAGAGGGAGTCAATCTGCTGCTGGACAGAGGAAACTTCAACTCTCATGGCCTGTTGGGATAGCTCCCTCAGGCTGGCGTAGTAGGTATTAGCAGAGACCTCACGGGCTGCATACTGTTCCTTTAGGGCCGCCGTGGAGTCTGCAATGGCCTGCTTCTCCTGGCTTGCTTGTGCCTTGATTGCTGCAAGTTGGGCGCTGCCTAGTCCACCATCACTTATAGAGCCACGGGCAGACCCAGACGCCTTGCGCTGGTTAAACTTGTCTGTTTCCAGCTGCACCGCTTTGTCAATAGCTGCACGATCTGTTACACCCTTTCTGTGCAGGTCAGTTCGGACAGCCTCTAGACGGGTCTGGAGATTCTCGGAAGACCTAGCAGCAGACTCCTCTGCACGGGCATTCTCTTCACGCAGCTTAGCGTTGGCTTCACGCTGCTTACGAATCTGTGGATCATCTCCCGGGTCAACTACTGTTACAAAAGCAGTCTGCACCCTTTGCAAATCTGCACGGGCCCTGGCTAGATTAGCTAAGCGTTCCTTCTCCCCATCAGCACTTAGTTTGCTGACACGGCCCAATTCCTCCTGCCCTTTGATGTAGGCGTTTAGCTGGGCGATCTGTTCTTGGCTAGTTCCTGCACGGCCCACTGACTTCATGGCATCCCATGCTTCACTGACAGCAGAGCGCACAGCCTTCCATGCCTTCTCAATTGCACCCGTGTTTTCTACAGCCCGGCCACTACGTTCAGCCAATGTATCTGCAAAGGCACGGATGGCCGCATCCGCAGCGCCTGCTTGGTTGCCTACCTCCACTAGTCCCTGGATTGCTTTAATTTGGGACTCGGTCAGAAAGTTCATCTGCTTGTCTAGCTCAAGGATCGCCTTGACAGGATCGTCGGACAGGGCAACGAACTTCTTAACTGTTTCATCAATGGCAGTGCCCGTTGCTACTTGCCACTGAAGCGCAGCGGCGGAGGCTACCTTAAGCTGGTCCCCGGTGAATGCACCGGTAGCTGCAAATTGGGCTAGCGCATCAACGGCACCCCCAGTGGTGACACCCTTTAGTTCATCCAACTGGCCTGCCATGTTGACCAGGGCTTGCCCGGTGAGGCCCGCAGTGTTACCACTCTGGATCAACGCTAGATTAAGCCCCTCTAGCTCAGTTGCTCCCTGATATGCTGCAACACCTAATGTAGCAACTGCGGCAGCAGACACGGTGATCGGGTTGATCACTGAAGCAACAGAAGCGCCAACACCCTTGATGGCTGAACCCACAGAGCCATATGCACCCTGCAACTGGCTTCCCTGTTGTAGCAAGGCAGTAAGGGGGCTTTGGCCGCCTTGAATTTGGATAAAGAAGTCCTGTAGCTGTGCCGGGGTTTGCGCCCTAGCTGCACGCAGCTGACCCTCACTGATTTCCCGCTGCACACCCGCCTGCTGTCTGAGCTTGGCAGTCTGCTTGTCCAGTGCACCCGTTAGGATGACAGCTTGCTCAGCAGACGCCTTTTGGGCGATGTTGTAGCGGATGAGTTCCTCTCGGGTCAAGCCTAGAGTCTCTGCCTGCCTCTTGAGAGAATTGAAGGTGCGAGTGTTGGCCTGCACCTGCCTGTTGGCAGCACGCTCTGTCTCCTGTGCAAGGGACTGCATGCTCTGCTTTGCTTTGTTAACGCCCGACTCTACTCCAGATGAGTCGGCGACTAGTTCTATGCGGCTGACCCCGATTGTATCTGCCATTAGGCCCTCTCAGTAATAGAAAGGGCCCCGGAAGGGGCCCTATTGTTAATTGTTAGTGTCTGCTTTCCACTGCCAGCGTATTTTGCCTGTGTCCCAAATACGCTTCGCGCCCACTTCATCTTCCACCATCCACTCAGTCCTCTTGTCGGTCGCGGGATCAAAGGTAGTTTTTGCACCAATCTCTTTCAAGCGGACAGGAATGTTTGTCCTGCGCCAAGTGCTTTTGCCCCGCAGTCCAATCTTGGGATGGAAGACTTTGTAATCCGGATCTATCTCTTCCATCTTCACAAAGCCCAGGGTAGGGTAGAGTGAACCCCCAAACCAGTCGTTGGCAGAGAAGCTCTGCACCTCATCAACGCCATGTGTGATCACGAAGTGCTTGAACAGCTTAGAGGCACCACCACGGACACTGTGTGCTGTTGTATAGCGGGTCAAATCCCACTTGCCCCAGTTCTCCCCCCGGAATGCTGTGGCTGGGTTCCGCCGGTATGCATCCTTTGCAAAGGTCATTACAGCACACAGGCCATGCACTTTGTGGTCAAGCCCGTATGCTGTGACATTTGTGCCACCTGCACCCTGCGGGTGATACTGTGCCAGGAAGGCATTTACCTCCCGCACCGTAAGTTCCCGCACCACACAGTCACGTGCGTTAAGCTTAAGATCATCAGATTTGCCTAGGGCGTTCTTGATCATCCGCTGCATTTGGGGCTTGTGTTTCGACCAGTCTGCATCGGTGATGTGGAGCAGGCGTACACCTGCTGCCGCAGCAGCACGGGTCTTGTCTTGGTGTTCATGTTTCTTTTTGTACTTGTCACTATGAAAGTGTACCCCATTGCACTCGATGGCGCACTTGGCGGACGGGACGTATATGTCCAGTTCCTTGGGTGCAATCACCGTCCGGTCATTTCCCACTGCATCTGGGCAGAGGGATTGGACAAATTCCATGACCTCGGTTTCGAATTTGCTGGGGCCTACATTTGCACACTTGGGGCAGCCCTTACCCTGCAAGTGACCTTCCGGATGTTGCATAAATTCTCCGTGCTTTTTGCATGTAATTGAAACGGGAATGTCATTTCGCATGTAGTGTGCTCCGGCGTAATCGTAGCTCTCTCCATGGACAGCCCTTGATTTTTGCACAAATACGCTTGTGTCATATGAGAGGTTATTTGCACAACTTAATTTGCCACATTTTGGGCAACCGCTCCCAGACAGGTGGTTATTGGGCGTCTGCAAGAAGCCGCCGTGCAGGCTACAAGTAATCTCCACCTTGTGTTTTGCTCCTGTGTAGTGCACTAACTCATAACTGTACCGCCCCTCATGCACTTCCCGTGCGGCGGCAATGAACTCATCTGTTGTTTTGTAACGTCCTTGGCATTTAGGGCAGCCCCGCCCTTTCAGGTGGTCATTGGGTGTCTGTAAGAAGTCTCCATGAACCGTACAGTTTATGCAAACCGTGCCCTTGGAGCCTGTGTATAGGGTTTTTGTGTAATTGTAGCACCCCCCATGTACTAGCCTTGCCTTGGCAAGGAACTCATCTTGTGTCAATTTCGTTGGCACCCCCACCTCCTTCCTCTCTAAGTTGCAGTCACTATAGCAAGCAAAGAGGCCGGGCGCAACCCGGCCAGAGCATGCGATTTATCTTTCGTTCAGTTCAGTTCTTCGCCAATTGGCGCAATGCCGCTGCCTCCGCCACAGACAGCCACCGCATTAGTTCATCCCGTTCTTCTCCGGTGATGCCCTTGTGGCGGAGGACATCAAACACTACTGCCCGGTCCCAGCAGAGCGGCCCAGATGGACCACATCGCCACGATGAGTTAACGTCGAAGAAAACCTCGAACATGGGCCACAACTCGGGCCAAATTTCCTCATCGTCCCGCTTGAAGTGTGCTGCGGTGAAGCCCAGCCCCTGCGCCTTTATTTCCTGTTCGGACGGGGGCTGGTAGTAGTACGCCTCTACCGCAGCAGCTATTTTCCCGCAATGGCCACCCGGCGTGCCTCATGATAGGCCTGGATAAAGCCTTCACACACACCCGGCCACACATCCTCAAGGTCAGCAAAGCCCTGTGCGGAGAGTGGCACTTCTGCGTCCCACTCCGCCACCAGCTCGACCAACAGATTACCCAAGGAAATCCCCGAGGCAACCAGCTCTTGATATTGCTTTCCGGCCAAGTTGTTGAATTTCACCTTGAAGGTGAGCCTCTGCCCGGTCCCACTGAACTTGATGATATGCTCAATTGTTTTCAGGGCATCCCCCAGCCGGACGCCCATTAGGCTTCCACCAGAGTCGAGTCAGAGAGGAACGTGAACGTGGCGACGTTCGTGATCGGGGCGTTTGCCGTAATCGTTGCGTCACCGTCGAACGACATATAACCGTAGTTATAAGTGGCATCACCGTTCGGGAGCAACATACGCACAGCCACCGGCTCACCACGTGCATCAGCAGCCTTTGCAGCGGCATACCAAGGCAGGGAGGTGTCCATGTACAATGGCAGGGTCAGGGTCTTTGCATTCTTGAACGTCGGAATTGCCAACTGACGACCAGAACGGTCCTCAAGAAGCTGGCCGTTCCAGAACTGCTGGTCGCCACCAGAGGTGGAGGGTTCACCCTGCTGCGTGAAGTTAACAAATGCACCAACGGTAATCAGTTCCACCGCACCTGAAGTGCCAGGATAGGTGGCCGTGTCCGTAGTGTCAAAGCCCTGCAATGCCTTGTTGGCATCTACGACCGAAATTCGGTTGTTAATGCCGGTCCAAGTGTTGCTGCGAACCAGCACAGTAGTGCCTGCGGTGAGCGTGGTTCCTGTTGCTACAGGCGGGGCTGCACGGGTAACGCCAGTGACGCTGGAGGTGGTGCTAGTGATTGGCGCGAAGCCAAACACGATGCCCTTAGGAAGGGTAAGTGCCATATTGATATCCTAGGTTAAATTGTAATACATCGAAATATCCACGCGGCTGCCATAGATGTGCAGGGTGGGCTCATAGTCGTCAATGGGTTGCCCCAAGGGCTCCATAGCAGGTGCTGCTGCAACAGACCTCATAATGTGGACCATTGCCTTATATGTTGCTTGCTTACTCGTGGACCACACCTCCAACTGCACACGGGCGTTTGCCTTATCCGCTAGCACCCCCTCAGTGAAGTACGTTGGAATGCCACCAACACGCTGATAGATGACATAGGGGTCTTGCCCCGGAACATCAGGAGCTGTATCTGGAAAGACACGGCCACTAAAGTAAGGACTGAGAAGTTTCTTCAGAATAGGGCCGTAAGTCATCTCTTGGACCTCAATTCTGCAAGTCTCTTAGCACCTGCTTTATTGGCAACCTCTACCAAGCGACCCTTCACACTGTCATATCCAGGCCGCAAGAAGGACCGTGCTGGCACATGCACTGGTGTAGCCAGCTTTTCTTTCGTGAATAGCCACTTGCCATCAACTTCCGCTACAACATTTGTTCGCCAGTGCCCATACTCTACCAGATGCCCGTGTGGTGCTTTCTTTTTGTTCCAAGAGACAGCGTAAACGTGCCTCACCTCTGTGCTTTCCTCCGGAACGTACACTGCATAAATAGCCCCCTTCAGTCTCCCCGTCTTGCTGCGTACATGGGCCTTAGCACTATCTCTCACAACAGCAGCGGATTCAAACGCCATCGTCCGGGAAACGGAATCCGAATCATCCCTAAGGTCATTAAGTGCAGAAAGTACACCTGAGATGTCTAGTGAAGTTATTTTACTGCTCATCTGCACCCGCCTCCACAAGAATGTACGCCATGCCGGGGTCTGCAAAGTCACTGATCACGCCGGTGACACTAAATACCATCTCCTGTGTGGAGAAGGGCAGACGACCAATAATACGGTCCGCAGAATTGATTGACCAACGCCGAATCACCTCTGATCGAACTTTGATGGAGTATTTCGCAATGCTTGCTGGCAAGCCTGCACCAGCAGCAGTGCGGATAGCACCCAGACCAGTGTCGTTTTTCACATCCCCGGAAAATAGGCCCAAATCCGACCACCCTTGCACAGGTGCACCCCAGTCATCAGTACCTGAGGTTCTACGTTGGGCAAGTAGCCTCGTTTTTAGGCTTCCTGCTGAAATGGGCATTAGACACCTACCTTTACCCGATAGGGGTAAAGCAGATTATGGGCAGAGGTGGAGACAGGTTTGCCAGTTGCCTCACGGTCTCGGTAGAAATCCCCCAGCATCAGCAGAACGGCTTGGTCAACCGCACGGGGTGCAACCAGTGGATATTGTCCTGCGGTACCTGCTGCCACTGCTGCTGCAAGCTCCTCAGAAGTGGAATAGATGTTTCGGTTGAGGAACATCGCCGCCGATTCACGTGCAGCGGGCAACAGTTGGTCCATAACGTAGGACCTCTCGTCATCCTCAACGAGATCGGCTTGCAGATGCCGCTGCACCATTGCTAAAGTTAGTGCCATTTTATTCTCCTCTAGGCACTGGTTGAAAAGTGTGTAGTTTTGCTTTGGCTGCTAGGTAGGCTACATGGGCTAGTTCGGGAGTTGTATGCTTGCCTAGGTAGTGTCTTACACCACCCACACTTATCTCCGCCTGCCACATGCCGGAGCTTTGATGAAAGTTTGCGCCGCGTAGCCCAGATATGCTGTTTACGGCAAGAGTCCGATTCTGGCTATTCTCAGAATCATTGCACTCCCTAAGGTTTCTAAAGCTGTTGTTACCAGGGTTGCCATCAATGTGGTCAATGTGGCGTGTGGGCCACACACCCTTAACAAACAACCACGCAAGCCTGTGTGCCTGATGAGACTTTCCCAGGGCCTTTATCTGCACATACCCCCGCCTGTTCAAATGCCCCGCAACTTCGCCTTTCTTTGTCCTTGGGCTAGTTTCAACTTTCCTGGTAAACAAACCAGTATCCCTGTCGTAGGACAACTGGTTCATCAATGCCTCACGCAAACTCATACACTTCTCCAATCACCATGGTGGCAGGATTGCCATTACCACTAGTGGGGCCAGGATAACCTAGCCCCACACTTTGTTCAACTATTAGGTGCCAGCAGCAGCAGCCAGGGAACCCTTGATGAAGGACTCCGGACGATAGACCGCCAGAGCCAAGCGCTCTTCGGCCAGGATGGTGACCATGTTCTTGATGAAGTCATCCTGATTCTCGGTGGCAACCTCAACGCGGGCGGCCCAGCGATCAAAGACCTGTGCACCGGCATCAAAGGCACCGGTCAGGAACTGGCCCACAGCCATCGCCTGAGTTGCAACAACCGGCAGACCCCACAGAGTTGGGGCCAGGGTGCCCTGCGGATTACCCAGGATGTAGCGGCCCTGAGTGTCCTTCAGGAGTTCAATGCCGGCCCAATCTGCCGGGTTAAGGACAATACCGGTAGCCGGGAACTCGGCCAGCTGTGCCTGCAACAGAGCCAGACGCAGGCGGTCCACAGCCGTGGCATTGGCAACAGTGATCGGGGCGGCAAACGCCGTGGCCTGCGGCAGGAGGCCCAGCAGATTCTGGCCCGTACCATTGCCGTTAAGCAGCTGATTCTCCTCCACAACCTCCAAACCGCGCAGCAGGCGGGCATTGATGAAGCTCTGTAGCTGGGCGCTGTCACTCAGAATCTGGCGGGACGCCTTCATCCAGTGTGCAATCACCTTTGCGGAAGTCTGCACCAGGTCGAAGCGCAGGCTCGATTCCGGCTTCTGGGCACCTTCAGCAACCGGGGCGGCGGCATTGGTGAAGCCCGTCTCGCGCACATATTCCAGCGTATTGCCTTCCATCGTGCCCTGTGCAAGCAGGCTGCGGATGGTCATGCGGCGCTGCGGGAGTTCCAGAATGCCAGGAAGGCGAGTGGTCTGCACGGTGGCACCAGCAGAGCCATCAGCATTGGTGCTCAGGGAGGTGATAGCAGCCTTGATATTGATTTCTGCACGACCTCGCTGGCCGCCAGACTCAGCCATTGCCTTGAAGGAATCACTATTCACGAACTGCTGGCCGATGCTGATGTGCTGCACATCCCCACCTGCACCATTGCCCTCCACTTCGGCGATACGCTGCTGGGCGGCCTTCAGGTCTGCCTGCAGGGCACCCTGTGCCATCAGCAGTTCGTCAACCTTGGCCCGCACACTGGCGTTAAGTTCCTGGTCTTTAACTGCACGGTCAGCGTGTGCCTTAAGCGAGTCCGAGATGTTAGCCAGGGTCGAGTTAATTGCGTTGATATCCGACATTTTTTAATTTACCTTTAGAGTTTGAGTAATTGCATTTGCAGAGCAAGTGCATTGAGTGCTGCAATGTTTACTTCGGGTTTTGCAGCACTGGCTGCAATACGTTTGGTGCGGTTTTCTTTGTCCAAGACACTGTCTGCTAAACCAAAGGCCACCGCCTCCTTAGCGTTGAACCAAGTTTCAGCATCCATTACATTCTCGATTTCCCCCACAGGTTTGCCCGTGCGGGCAGCATATATTTCAGCCATGGCTGCATCAAAGGGCACCATAGTTTCCGCCAGAGACAGAAAATCCTTTCGGTTTCCTGCAGAGATAAGCCAGCAGCAATGTAACATCAGGAAAGCGCTGGGATGCATGTGTACAACATCGCCGGCCATGGCAATTACACTTGCTGCACTGGCAGCAGTGCCCACTACATTGACCGTTACCTGCCCATCATGGGCGCGTAACTGGTTATAGATGGCCATGCCTGCAAACATATCCCCACCGGGACTGTCAATGTTCACCGTGATGTCCCCCGGACCGGCCTCCCGAAGGAAAGCAGAGATTTGTGCACTAGTGTTGCCCTCTCCAAACATGTCGTCACCAATCTCTCCATAAATGTCAATGGTGCGGCCAGTCATTACTGCAGCCTGTGGGCTGCCCTGCCACTTTGCTTTAGCTGCCTCATTAATAGAGGACTTGCATGTGGAGATTTTCCCCGTAGGGGCCTCTGGCAAGCCCATTCGTTTGCTCATTGTGCACTCCTATCCAGCACGATTGCACCCGGTGCTGCTGCTGGATCAGCACTGGTGTTATTAGTGATTTCGTCCAGTGGTACCATTGCTGATTGGACTGTCAGCACGGATGCCTTACCGCCCAGCTTGGGAAGCCCCTCCATCTCTCTTGCCTCGTCACGGGTCATAACCCCATTATTGACCATCGTAGACATGTAAGTGCTGCGTGCAGAACTATCAGCCCGCAGAAGGGTACTTACGTCATAGTCCGCAAAATACTGCCTACGCTCCGAGGGCGTGAGCAGGTTTAGGCTGAGGGATTGCTCAAGACGACGCAACCACGGTGCAAGGGTGAGGCCCAGGAATGCAAGTTGCTGCGCTTCAATACCACTCCCCCAGGAGGTGGTGCCTGCCGATGTGTGCCCGATCATTGACGGGGGTACCCCGAAGAAACGGCAGATTGACTCCACACTGTAATTGCGGGACTGTAGCAGCTGGGCATCAGCAGGGTTCAACCCAAGAGCCTTCACATCAATACCACCCTCAAGCACTGGCGTTCTGCCGGACTCCACAGACTGGGCCACATTAGCAGAGAACTGCTCACGCTGCTCCGGCGTGAGGAAGGCAGAGACACTGTAGTAGATTTGCTGCAGGCTACCATTAGTGAATGCCCTCCCAGCCTGCCGCTCAGCAGCCAGGGCGGTACCAAACACTTGCGCTCCGTACTGGATTGCGCTGATGCCATTCTCGCCGTCAAGGGAGTACCCTCGGATTTTCCATACCTGTGCTGATGGAACATCGATCTGCGTGCCATCCGCTTTTCGGTATGCATACTTGTAAGCACCCCGTGCATCCTGGCTGATGGTCAGCCGTGAGGAGTGCATGAATTGCAGGGACTCAATCTTGCCGTTTGACATGAGCTTACGTACGTATGCATTTCCGTGCAGGAGCATGGCGGTCAGAATACACTCAAAAAACTCGAACGCCGTTTGGCTGCTGTTCGGGGCGGCCAGTAACAAGTCATAGAGAGGGTGGTTCACAGCCTCCTTACGACCATCAGGGGTTTTTCTATAAAGATAAAGGGGCATTGCTGCAATGGACTGCGCAATCAGCTTCACGCACGCCTGCACAGCATCCAGGGACATCGCCGTTTGGACGGAGACTTCACGCCCTGCATCACTGGTGAACCTGCTGCCCACGTAGAGCCCCAGGTCCCTTTGGGTAAAGCTTGCAACGGTCGTTGCATCCATAGCCTTGGGCTTAAATGCAGACATTACCCGGCCCAGGAGACCCGGCCGGCCATTCTCGGCCATATAGGCCTCCTTATGAGTGTGAATAGTATTTTAAAATTCTGTCGAAGTTCTGGCGGGCTTGGTTGGCGAGTTCTGCTGTGGGATAGTTTCCCAGGTAAACCTGCCTGCCTAGCAGCTTAACCTGTGCCTGCCACGACCTGCCCCTCTTAGCCAAAGATACACCCACGAAACCTGATGTATTGTTCCTTTTCTTTAACCCCATATGGGCGGCAGACAGCTTAGCCCTGGTCCCTGCTGAGACATTGCGCCCCAGCATGGCAGCTGAAACCTTGGCTCTGGTAGCAGCAGAGAGTGTACTCCCGGTCCTGATTGTGGAAATAAGTGCACGGGTTTCCTCTGATCTCTTCACGCCATAGGAGTTACCCGCAGTTGGGGAAGAGTTATACAGTGTGCCCGGTGCGGAGCTATCCAGATACCATTGCTCTTCCTTGATCAGCTCCTCCTTAGGGCACAGTATCAGCACACTGTACTCAAGATCGCCGCCGTACTTATGGTACGCCCTCTGTAGAGCAGAGCAGTGGTGCTTACCCTTTTCTAGTTCACACCTATGCACTGCCCACCTCTTCCTAAGATTCACAGCACTTCCCACATACCTCTTCCCACTCGGGGAAGTGATAGAGTAGATACCACTCTGGTTCAAGTCAATGTAATTCACAGTGGCATCCTAGCATAGTTGTGTTAACGGGATGTGAAGCTGGACAGGTACCCATCAAGGGTGCCTCTACCACTGGGATTTAGTGCAATCAGTGCCACAGAGTTGAACATGGCGATGAGGGGATCGATCTTTGCCGTTCCTGACTGGGATTTCGTCACGTACAATGCACTGCCCCTAATCTCGATACGTGCATTCCCCACACACCAGTCCATCAAAGCCTGCTTAGCATGCACCAATGTTCCACCAGCAAGGGCCCTTTCCGTGGTCTTGATGCTACCAGACAGCCTGTACCCCTGGGACACAGCCACAACCCGTGAAATGTCCAGCCCATAATCCGGCCCAGTGAGCTGATCCACGATGGCACTGATCCCCACGGGGTCCACGCCGATGGCATTCTTTTCTGGCAGCAGTCCTGCTAGCTCAAGCTGCATCACGATCTGGCAAACCTGCTCCACATCATGACCCGGCAGGTCCACGATGGTCAAATCACCTTCACGGGAGAAGTCTTCCAGCCTGCTGGCAATGTCCTTCCGTCTCTGTAGAGCAATCCGGTGCGCCCATGCCTTGCTCCAAGAGAGCCACTTACGGGTGCTTTTGCACCGGCCCACCACCGTTAGCCCAAGCAAGTCATCTAAGCCTCCACCATCGATGCCCACGGTGGCCACATCACATCTCTGGATGAGGGTCTCCAGGGTGAGGCTGGGGTCAGCAGCAGCCTCCCAGAAGTCAGCACCCGCCCATCTATCTGACCTCAGATTGAGACCGACCTCGATATTTGCGTATTTGCTAAAGAACTCTTGCTCTGCCGTTCCACCCAGGGACTGTGCCTTGGTAAACTCCTGCTCAAGGAACCTCTTGCTGGTTGAATAGCCCAGGCTGGGGTTTGTTAGGAATACACCCTCAAGGGTCCTAGCTCGCCCACTAGATACCCATTCACGCGGGTGTTCATATAGCACGGGAAGCCTACTGTTGTCCACCAATACCCCATCCCGCACATCCCTGTGAATCTGAAGAGCCTCTTTGAAGACCCCGCAGGGCGGCTCAGAGGACTGTGTGGTGATGATGACCACTGCTCCCTCAGGTCTGCTGGCGAGACCACCACGGGCCTCTGAGAGAATTTCTGAAGCATCCTTAAGGTGTGCCAGGGCATGTAACTCATCTACTAGCAAAAGGCTGGCTTTGCTACCCACCACGGACTCAACAGAGGCCGATAGAATCTTCAGGGTAGCCCCTGTAGTCATATGTGTGATGGTGCGTTGATGCTCAGATATCCGGAAAAGCCTGTTGAGACGGGGATCAGCCCTCACCATGGCAGCTGCTGGGCGGAAGCTATTGCTGGCTGCTTGCACAGATGGGGCAACAATAATGAATTCTGCGTTGTCACGCCAGTTCAGCACAATGGCTGTGATCATAATGGCAGCTGCCACAGTGGACTTGGCAGATTTCTTGGGAATTAGCAAAAGCAACTCCCGCAGGTCCCTCTCACCAGTCTCCTCATTCAGAGAGCCAAAGAAGGCCAGTGCCAAGTCCTTCACCCAGGGTGGGGAGATATCACCTAGGGCGGGCCTCCCTGCCACGTCTGTGACTTTTAGTTGTGACATGACCCCCCAGGCAATTTCTGCTGTCTGGGGATACTTAGGTGGAGGGATGATGCTCTCACCACGCTCCAACCTTGTCCCCCAGTCAGTCATGGATGTGCTGTATTCTGGGCTGCTCAGTGTGGTACTCATCGGGGTTCCTTGTGGTAGAGCCCCTGAAGAGGCTTATGAATGGTCGTAATAGTAGAGGATGCGTAGGAAGTTCTCTCGGAGAGCCCAGGCAGCTTCTGGGCTGGGCCGGGTGGGGAAGTACACACTACTCCCCAGCAGCCCTAACTTGGCTTGCCAGCCTGTACCGTTCCGGCGAACCCCACAGAAACCACTTGTGTTGTTGGGCAGCATTTTGCCTCTCACTGCCTCTGCCTGCTTGGTGCGGGCCTCAGCAGAGTGAACCCTGCCTCTCAGTGCCTCTGCAATCTTGGCACACTGTTCAGCAGGGAGAGTCTTACCCTTATTTGCTGCTGCAAGCTTGGCACGGTGTTCAGTGGACTTGGCCTTTCCCTTTGTGGCAGCTGACATCCTTGCACGTGTCTCAGGGCTACGCTTCATCCCTAGTGGGCTACCTGCTGCGGGGCAGACATTAAGCAACATGGAGGGTGGAGTCTGATCCATGTGGAATTGTTCACGTGCTGTGAGGTCCTCAGCCAAGCATTCCTCAATCACTGAAAAAACAAGAGCATCACCATACTTACGGAAGGCATTTGTCAGCAAAGGGTTGTGGTGCTGGTCCCTATGCAGGTTACTCAAATGCTTTCTCCACCGCGCCCTAATGCAAACAGCCTGCCCCACGTACCTACGCCCACTGGGCGATGTGATTGCATATATTCCAGTAACCCCCCTTCTCAATCTTGCTCATCTGACTAGCCGCATTGGTGGGGGTGTTGTGGGGAATTGGGCCGAAATTTCCTCTGCCACATCCTGTGCCAGCTGCTTTTTCCCAATATCCCCCTGCTTGCTTGCCTCATAACCTACAGCAGCAATTGCTGCTTTCAGCTGAACGGCATCAATCTGGATGCGCCCTAGGGCAACCTGCCTCAACAGGTCCAACATGGTAAGATCAGCCTCAACAAGGCTGTGCTTTCCCTGCACACTCCCCTTCGGGCGGCCTGCACCGGGGCGCTTACCTCCTCTACCTGGGCGTGGAACATCATCGTTGAGCATGTGGGATCCCCCTGCTGAGGCTGCTTAGCCAGTTGTGGATGGCCTGAGCGGTTGCCATTGGCGGGTCATAGACTGCTGTAAGGCACTCTGTGCAGCCCTGCGAGAGGCTCTTGGACTCTTGGGCTACCTCGGTAGCGGGGGATGCCTCAGAATCGCTCTGAGAGGCCTTAGGAGGCCTTCCACGGCGCTTTGTGCTGCCAGTAGTGGTGGCCATATAGATTTCCTCTGATTAGTGAATGTGGTCCATACGTTTATGGCTGTAGGCGTACGTTATGGGCGTCTGATTTCTTCCAAAAGGGGTATTTTTTCTCTCGCTGAG